TTTTAAGAGGAATAGTGTCAGAAGAGGCAGATTTAACAAGGCGTATGACACCGACTCCTAAAAAACCAACACCAAGTTTACAAGGTGTAAATAGTTTTCCAGATATTAATGCTAAAGGTTTTATGACAAACAAAAATGGAAATAGACAAACAGATTTTATTATAGGTAGTAATGAAATAACTAAAACAAATATATTAGACCAAAAAGGTGATTTTTCCATAAAACCTTATACTGCACAAAATAAAGCTGAACCAATTCGTAAAGATTTAGGACAAAAAGCATTTGATACAAATAAGTTTAGGGGTGAAATTATTTTTCCAAAAAATAATAAAAAAGATTCACGTGGAAATGTTATTTTACCATTTAATGAAAAGAAAAAATTTCAAATTGATGTTGATGATGTAAAATCAAGATTATTAATAAAACACACAGAAAACAACTTTTTAGATAATTTATATGCAGAAGGCAAAACCAGTAATCAATTAGGTTTACGAAAGTCAACTAGATTTTTTACCCAACCATTTGTTATTAAAGATATAGATGACCGTTGGGGATTTGGTGGAGTAGAACAATTTGCTAGTAATAACACAATAGCTAAAGTAATAGATTTTGCAGGTGGAATGTTAGATGATATTGGTGGAGCTGTTTTAGGTAGAGCACCAAACGAATATGTAGGTAACGCAGTTGGTAGTTTAGAGAGGACTGGTAAGTTTTTAATAACACCAGAGGGTATTAGTTTTCTTGCAAAACAAGGTATTTTACAACGTAGAAATGCACAAAAACTTAGAACTGATGTTAGATATGGTATTCAAAAGTCAGAACTTTCAAGATTAGAAAATCCAAGATTATATAATCCATTATCACTTGGTAGTTTACCAGGTGTCACAAAAATTAGTATAAACACATTTGACCCTACATTACCGTTTGATGATTTAAAAGACACAGTTGCAGGATATGTATCTAATAAAGTAATAGATTTAGCCACTACAGTAAAAGATACAGTCATTAAAAAACTTAGTGGTGTCGCATCTGATATAGGAAATGCCTTACTTAGTAGGACACCATTAGGTAAAGCAAAAGAACGTTTAGAAGAAACAGGTAAAGATATAAAAAGAAAAGTGAATGCTGTTAACGATGCTTTAACAGCTGAGGGTATAAATATAAGTAAACTTACTGGTATAAACATTAATCCAGGTGCATTTAGTGATGTTGGTAAAGATAGAGTTAATTTAATTCCTTATGGTGAAGATGGTGAAAGAGCTACAAATACAAGTTACAAAGATTTAGATTTTTGTCCATTTAAATTTTATGATGTAAATGGTGATAACAGTATTGTATTCAGAGCAATATTAAGTGGTATAACAGATACATTTACACCAGAGTACTCTTCAGAAAGATATGTAGGAAGACCTGATAGTGTTTATGTTTATCAAGGCACTACTCGTGAAATAAATTTTACATTTGATGTATATCCAAAATCTGATGAAGAATTGATTAGGTTATGGGAAAAAATGAATTATCTTGCAGGATTAACTTATCCAGACTATGCATCAGTTAATGGTGGTGGATTTGGTATGGTTGCTCCGTTCTGTGAATTAACCATAGGACAAATGTACGCAGATACACCAGGCTATATATCTGGTTTAACATATACTGTAATGGATGAAGGAACTTGGGAAATTGGATTTGCAAAACTACCTAAATATATTCAAGCTACTTGTACATTTGTTTACGTTGGTAATAGATTACCAAGTTCAAATCAAAAACACTATGAATTGCCTTGGGTTGCTGAAGAGAAATTAAGCCCTAATGGCACAACTTTAGGAGTTGATGTATTTGGTGATGTATTAAGATCAGAAAATGCGTTAGTTAATGCATTATCTGATAATAAAAAAACTAGAAAAAAAGTATTAGGAATGGGTTAATATGAAAAGATATAATTCAACAGAAACAAAAATAGATAAGTCTGGTGTAGAGGTTTATAGAACTACATATTATCCATCAATACCAATTCAAGATTCTGATAATTTTATATACTCTGTAGAAGGTGATAGATTAGATAGTTTAGCTTTCAAATACTACGGAGATAATACACTTTGGTGGATTATTGCAAAAGCAAATGGTATAAGAGGAAAGATAGCATTAACACCATCGGAGGTATTACGAATACCTGGTGACATTACTACTATATTAGAAAATTTTCGTGAGTTAAATGAAAGTGGTGGAACATCATCTGGAGGTTCTTCTGGAGGTTCTTCTGGAGGTTCATCTGGCGGTGGTTATTAAGAGGTTGTAATATGATAAATTTAGAACCAATCCCTAAAAAAATACAAGAACGATTAAAAGAAAAGATGAATGTGATGGGTAGAACTCGTCCAATTTCACCTAATGAATCAAAAAGTAAATCTGTTGACTACGGATTAACTCACGCTAAAATGGCCACTCGGTCAACTTTCTTACGAATGACATCAGGACAATTAAATCCAGTTATATTAATGGGTGGTAAGTTAAAAGACGATGGAACGATACCAGGTGGTTATAAAGATATCTATGGTCAAAGAACTTATAGAACTGGTGGTTCAACTGACATATCACAAATAACTAACCCTAATAATCCAAAAGAAGTCCTACGAAAAGCAAAAGACGCAGTATCTGCAGAATCATACAATACAGTTAATAATTTAAAAAGACCAACACCAGGTGTAAAATCAGTTGAAGCGTCATTTAAAGGTGGTGTAAAGGCTAATAGAGAAGCTACAATATCTTGGACTTGTTGGGATTGGACTGAGTTAGACCTTTTAATGCCACATTTTTTAGCTCACGGTAAAACAGTTTTAGTAGAATGGGGTTGGGTGTATGACAAAGCCACATTACAAAACTTACCAAATTTTGTAAAAACAGATACAGCTGGAAATAAATTTATATCAGCTGATGTATACAATAATTACAAAAATAAAGTTGTAGATGAAAATGGTGATTTTGATTTAATGGTTGGTGTTATTAAAAACTTTGAGTATACCACCAGAGATGATGGTGGGTTTGATTGTCAAACAATAATATCAAGTGTTGGTGTAAATTTATTAGATACAGAAGAACCAAACAAGGGATATGTTGACCCATCTATTATTTATAATATAAATGTAAAAGATACTAAAGAATTATCAGAGGAACTTGAGACTGCTAGTGGTACAAATGAAGATACATTGATACAACTAAATTCAAACATTGCATTCAAAGCGTTTTTAAGTCAAATAGACAATTATTTAGTTACATTACTTAAAGACACTAAAACTGAAAAAGAAGTTTACTATGAACCAAATAAATTTGTAATACAAGCAAAAGAGGTTAAAAAATCTAGTGGTACGAATACAAAAATGGTAGATTTAACCACTATAGAAAGAGCTCGTGGATTAGGTGTTGAAAAAGCTTGGGTTCGTTGGGGTTGGTTTGAAGATAATATACTATCTAAATTTATATCACTAACTTCTATTGGAGATGGTAGTTCTACTAAACAAAAAAATGACATAATTTCACAATTTAGATCGGTTGAGAATATTCTTGACAATGGTGGAAAAGAAACTGGAAAATTTCAAAGTGTAAAAATAAGAAATAATATTAATTTAGAAACCGTAGATATTAACAGCTATATATTACCAGGTCAATTTAATCCATTAGATAGTAGAACAATAACAGGTAAGTCCAGAGAGTCCAATACTGGCCCAACCATAAACAGAGACTACTCTGAAAGTAAAACGTATGATATAAATTTAAGTGGAGATAAAAAATATTTATTAGATTTAAAAAGTGTTATAAA